AAAACTGCATTAAGGTCTCTGATAGTCCACGTATTGTCTCTATAATTCCAGATAAGAGCTTCATCACATTCCCCTCCAGTTGAATTTAGTGTAGGATAACACACCCATATTTCTTCTTCTTGATGATTCTGAAGGGTAAACAGTTGGCGTTCATGTATAGGGTTTAGGTTATTATAAAAGTATTGGGTAACTCTTTTACCTGATAGCGACTGTATATTTCCTGGGTTTCCAGCAAATGTGTAAATATCATTAGTCCCCACTACAAAGTGTTTACCGTCATATTCAACTACGGCCCCTGTAGTAAGACACCCATACTCATCTGTATTAGGTGCAAAAGACACAGGTGCTGTAGTATTACCAGTAAGACGCATAACGTGTATACTGTCTGAACTGTATATATACATGTTACCTTGTAATGATTTCATTTCTTGAATAACATTAGTTTCTGACAAAGTAAATTCATCAGCAGTACTAACACCAGCAGCAAAAGGATTCCAGTTATTAGGAACCGATCCAGGAACTGCCACATCAGATGTACGAACCACACCAGATAGTCTACGAATAATAGTAGTTGGTGTAACAGAATCAACTTCAGTTAAATCACCTGCAACAAGCAAATCGCCAAACGATTGAACAATTCCTGCTCGTACATTTACAGGGTTTCTAGATTTAATTGTAGCTGTAAGCGTATCATTAGCTGTTAAATTTCCAATTACAATTACTGTTGTGTTAGTATTTGTATCGGTATATATTTGAAAGTTATTACCACTTACTGTAGGTATAGTTCCTGGCAATGCCCCAGGGACAAAGTTAGTTCCGTTAACTGTTCCAGAACCTGCAGGGCTACCTGCTTGTGCTGTTTTAGCATTAGTACCTGTAACTAAAATTTCGTTTGCAGTAAAATCTACCTTTTGACCAAGGTCGAACACAGTACTATTTCCAGACAAATAAGTATCGCTATGTACTATTTGTTGTACATTATAACTATCCCACCCAGGAAGTTCTGCTAAGGTAATATTGTTTATATTAGTATTTCCTGGAGCGTCTAATATATAATGGGGTTTATCAATTCCATTATTAATAATAAAAGAAAACCCACCACTAAACAAAGTATGTTGCCAACCATATGTTGTAAAAGCAAATCCATCAGTCATACTAGCAGGTGTAATATCTTTCTTTGTACCTGTATGATCTTGTATATAAACTTTTTGTCCTACAGTAATACCAGCACGAACATAATCTACTACCCAAATGTAATAACAACCATGAGGTGCTTTATTGGGATTTTCCCAAACTGCAAAGTATCTAACCTGACCAAACAACTCATTAGCTGGTACAAGATCTTCTACAATATTATTAAGCAATAGTTCTCCTGATATTTTACGGACTGCACCATCTTTAAATCTAACATTACGTACATCTGTAAATACGTTTGGTGCTAAGGCAACAGGAGGAGTATCAATGATAACCCCTTGCGATGCGATATCGGTAACAGAAATTGTTTCTTCTGCCATATTACTCCTCCGTTAATTAATTACTAAGCGCACTCTTTCTGGCCTGTAAGCGGGTCGATGAAGCAAGCCTCAACCTTTCCCTTTTCTTCAACCATTTCCTCATTCGTGCTAGATACCTTCTCTTCCGTTTCCACGGTTTCGTTGAAGATACCAAATCGTTTTCCACTGATCCTGAACGTAGTGCATCCCTTCGCCCCGCCCTTCCAGGCATCAACATACACTTGTTTAAAATCCTCATATGACACATCTTCTCCCACATTACAAGTTTTAGAACATGCTGAGTCAATATAATGTTGAGACAACAGCAACACTGCTAAGTGATCTTGAACTGAAATATCAGATGATGTCCTCCCTTCTACCCCTCTAGAGTAAGCATAATCCTCTACACGCTCAACACGGGGTCCTTCGAATGTCTGGATAGTACGATCATAATAATGACTAAATACAGGCTCTATGCCACCAGTGACATTATCTGCCACAAGGCTAATAGTACCAGTAGGAGCAATACTAGTGAGGTGGCTGTTGCGTATGCCATGTTCTCTAATCTCCTTCTTAACAGATGCAGGTAGTGTACGTACAAAGTTAGACTTTAAATACTCTGGACGATACATAGGGAATGCACCTTTTTCTTTTGCTAACAAAGCAGATGCTTTATAACAATTGTCTCTTAAACAAGCAAATACTTTTTCAGTCCAGTTAAGAAACTCAGGAGAAGCGTAAGGGTATCCTAAAAGCTCACCAGTGTTAGCTAACGCAGTAACACCTAGTCCCATACGCCTTTTGTCTTTAGCCTCATCAGACTGTTCTTTAAGTGGATAAATAGTACGATCAATAACATTATCCATAGCACGTACTACATGTGGAATATCTTTTTTAAATTGTGTAAAATTAAATGTGTAGTTACCATTGCTTTTATCAAGATATTTTACAAGATTAAAAGAACCTAATAAACATGCACCTTGCGGGGGCAACGGCTGCTCACCACATGGGTTAGTGGCTTCAATAGTCTCACAGTACCATAAGTTATTCATCTCTTGTATACGGTCAATAAACAGAACCCCTGGCTCTGCCCAATCCCAGGTTGAGTTCATTATTTCGTCCCAAACCATTGAGGCTGATAAAGACCCACGCACAACACCGTCAAAGATAAGATCGTACTCGGTATCACTATCCAAAGCTTCCATAAATGCATCTGTAACCCCAACGGAGATATTAAAACCGGTGAGCTTATCACTATTGCGTTTAGCCCTAATAAAGTCAAGAATATCAGGATGGTCAACCCTAAGGACACCCATTTGTGCTCCTCGCCTGTGACCAGACGAAGCAATTGTTTGGCACACTGCATCAAAGATACCCATGAAAGAAACAGGACCAGAGGACTGAGAATCGAGAGAGTTAATATGATCGCCGCGAGGTCTGAGTCTAGAGAAATCGTATCCAATACCGCCCCCTTTACGCATTGTTTCAGCAGCTTCTGCTGCACGTTTCATAATGGATTTCATATTGTCATCAATAATACCACTAACAAAACAATTAAATGCTGTAGTAATACGCCTACTGCCCATAGCATTTTGGACTCTACCAGCAGGTAGAAACCTCATATTTCCAAAAATATCTTCTAGTTCTAATTGATGCTCAGGGGTGTCATTAAGTGCTCCTGCCATACGTTTTACTTTATCATCAAAAGACTCACCCTCTTGACGATACTTCATTGCATCAATCTCTTCAGAAATAGATGTGACTGGCCCAGCGTATTCTATGTTTCTCATAATATTATTACCTCTTATTTGAATAGATTTTTCCTATAAGGGGTATATACTATTAAACTGCTCTCATTCTTTGTACAAGCCGATCAGCGCGATTTGTTACTTGTTGATACCATTTACTATCAACCATTTCTACTGCAGCCCTATGCCAATCGCCAGAGTCTACAGCTGCTCTCATTCCTACAAACTTACTAAGCCGAGGCCTACCCATATTGAACATCATATTAGCAATAATCAATTGGACCTCTTCAGGCAAAAGTTCGAAGTTGGAATATAACTTCTTGCACTCCGATAACACCGTTTCGACATCTTTAGCGAAACACTCATTAACTCTATCTTCCGAGACTGGTGTGCCAACTTCTTGTCCATACTCAGGATCGCTGTCAAGAATAAGATGACCAATACCATGTGTAGGGAGGCCAAGGTGATCCAAGTAAATTTCATACCTGCAACCCTCGTCAGTTTTAAGTTCTTCTCTAAGTTGATCTATATTCATTTAGTTAGCCTCTTTTGCTTTTCATATGTCCTAAGTCCACCAATCCCCAACATACCCCCTAGAACAGGCAACAACGTGCTCATGTCAAATTCAGGTAGGGTAGGTAGCTGAGTCCCCGTTAGGGCTACTACAAAGAGCAGAATGGGCTGTAAAACAAAATGATATGCAAAGGCACTCGCACACACCCAGCCGACTGCTGGTCTCCATCCTCCTTTAAATATAGACCCTGAAGCTGCTTCTGCCTTGTTTACTTCTATTTGGGCAAGTGCTAGTTCTTGAGCATGTTTCTCCCCCATTGTTGCAAGCTCGTGTGCAATCCTGGCTTTCTCATCAGCGTCAGGAATAAACTTATCTAGCAGTCCTGTTACAGGGCCTATCAATGCAGATATCATGTTGCTACTCCTGGGGTTTTTATTTCATGGTGCACACATTTATATGCTTGAGGTATATGATCAGGCATTTCATTTATTGCTTCACGCATTTCTATTGAACGTTCTACACATTGTTCTCTTGTTTCATATGGCCCTCTTGTATCTTCTATTTCAAAACAAACGCTAGGGTTTGATGCTAAACAAACCAATACTAATACTTCAAACATTTTAATCTCCTCTAATTTATTGTTGCACGAGATACTGAGATAGCCATAGCGATTATTATAAATATAACAACAATAATACATCCACCAGCAATTAATATTTGTTTTATTAAATCTTCTCTTTCTTGTGCTTTTATTCTTTGTGCTTTTTTTAAAGCTGCTATTCGTTCTTTTTCTTCTCTAAGTCTTTTAGATCTTTCATCAAGGATAGATTTCCATGTCCCATGACCAAATCGCATATCAACTAAAGAAGCTACTTCTTGTAATTTTTCTGCTGCTAATCTAGCATCTATAACTTCAGATGCTACACCTCCAATACCTCCAAAGTTATCTACTCCAGCTTTTTTATTTCTTTGTTGTTGTACTTGTTTTTCGCCCTCAAACAACTTATCTATATAACCAGCTATTTCGCTTACATCATTGGCAGTACCGATCATATTTTTGATACCATCAACCGCGCCTTTAACTAAAGCTATACCTGCCATTGTTTCTGCGATCATTTTTACCTCACATTTTCATTAAGAGAGAGGACGCTAAGCCAACGACTATTACCGTTGACCCCATTATCATTGCTTCAAGTCTCCACAATCTTTTGTCGAGACCTGATAGTTTATCTTCTACTGCTTTATAACGTACAGCACATTCTTTTTCGTGTGCTTCTAACTCTATAGCAACTCGTAGTTCTGGTGAAACTTCCTGTGACATTTTCATTATCCAGCAATCTCTGTAAGAGTAATGCTACTTACACCATTAAGTCCTGTGTCACTAGAACCTCCTCTATTAATGTAAATTGTTGCCGCATTGTTGTTATCTATATAAACTTTGTAATTTATTGCACTGGTTGTATTGTGGTCGTGATAAATCTGACCGCCAGAATTTGCCATTTGATAAGTGCTATATTGACCAAATCTCGACCCAAAAAACCGTGATGAAAAAGCAGTAAAAGAACCAGTTTGTCCAATGTCATGGTAAACCATGTGATAAGCACCATATGCCGCCCCTGTATTATTTGATGAAGTACAAAGACTATATGTAACAAGTATTTTACTAGTTGCTTTTGTAGGTGTAATAGTAGCAGTTAATCCGGTTGCCTGTGGTGTGTTTGCAGATTGTGTTAAAGATTCTTCAGTGTCGTAAAGAGTATTAACAACTTGCAACACAGAGCCAGTTGGCATACTACTTTTATTTAATGTTGTGAGTGCCATGTCTGTTTCCTATCCTATAAAGTAACCACAAAAATTTGCGTAGTAATTAATAGCGTACCAATCGTCTGCATTAGTGTTACCTACTCGTCCTTGTGCTTCAACAAAATCATTAGCTTGTAAGTAAGCAACCGTTGCTACAGCAACTGTATCTCCTTGAAAACTGTTATGCTTAAAAGCTAAAACTGTTTGAGTACCACCTGAATCTTTTCTAAGTCGAGCCTCACCATACGATGATGTAGTTGTTGCATCATGTAAAAATTGCATATAGAAATAATACGAACCTGTAATTGGTGCAGTAAATTTATAGTTTGATGTATCGTAATGATTACCGACATTATGAGTGGTTGTATTAAAAGGCATTGTATTAAAATTAGTATTACCAAAACTTTTCCATGCGTTATCGTTGTTAGTAGCAAAAAAAGACGGTTTAGTTGGCTGAATTATTCGACCAGCAGTATCTATAGTTGCTGCTGTAGTACCATTGCTTTGTGCGATAGAATCTACTTTTAATATACTTGTCATTTGTATCTCCTATCGCCAAAGAACTCTAACTTGACCTGAATCAAAGTTAGTTGAGTTGTATATGTCTATGCCAGTTATAGCTGAAGGCAAAGAGACACGACCTTGAAGTTGAATAAGATACCCGGGCTGATTACCAACATACATTTGACCATGCGCTACATATTCATAACCAGTTGTATGTGTTAGCGTAACTGTTCCAGAATAGTTATTTCCCGGTGCTGTCCAAGGGTAAAAAGAAAAACCGCCATCACTACCCGCTGAACGGTCACTTGTAGTGTTACCACCATTTTCTGAGTATATAGCCATATAGTCATAGTTTGTGGTGTGTACACTACCGCTTACATAACCTCTAAAAAGAGTAACAGCCGTTCCAACAGTAGATAGATTGTAAAAAGAGACTTTAATTTCGTTTGCCCAACTTGGTATTCCATTTGTTGTTGGTGCTATAAGTGTAGAGCCAGCCGTAAAATTAGCTGATGCACTATTAGCAAAGCCAGAAGACGGTGTTATTACACCACTGCTATCAATAGTT